ACTTCCCTCCTTACTTCCCGCCGTGGTTCCCGCCTTTCTTCCCGCCTTTCTTCCCTCCGTTCTTCCCTCCGTTCTTCCCACCGTTCTTCCCACCTTACTTCCCGCCATCATTCAAGTGATTGTTGACGTAGAGTAAGGTAGGTACTAGAATAAGGGCATGGAAGAAGTTTCAATCATACCATCAGGTTATTACGGTGACAGCGCCGAGAACATTGTCGTATTCGAAAACTTCATTGATCCTGAGGATTTACTTAAGGTTCAAGAGTTTCTACCTACGATTGATGAGTGGGAAAACGGAAAAGAGACAGAGTACGACGACAACGGTGTCTGCATTTATGACGCTTCGTATTGGAACGACCGGATGTGTAGCGGCCCAATTATTGATCGCAAAAATCCTGAAGTTTACAATATAATTGAGAAGTACATTGGGAAGATGGCTGCTGAAGTTGAAAAGTTTTTCAACGTAAAGGTATACAGCCGTGCCCCGGTCCTGATGCGTTGGTTTGAAGGCATTGAGCAACAACCCCACGCTGATAAAGAGTTGAACGATGGTAGTCCTAATCCATTTCCAACCTACGACTTAAACTCACTGCTTTACTACAACGACGATTTTACTGGCGGAAGCCTGTACTTCCCACAGCACAACATTGAGATTACTCCGAAGCCGGGGTTGGCCGTGATGTTCGTGGGTGATAGAAACTATTTACACGGTGTTCGCCCTATTACCAGTGGGGAAAGGTGGACTACTCCTTCGTTTTATACAGTAGTTGAGAATTTGCGAGAGACTGGCAATGATTAAAGAGTACGATGGTGTAGTAGTTTACCCAAACTTTATTGACAGTGCGGCTCTAGATACCTTTATTTCTGAACTCAGCATGTTGGAGAGATACGGTGTTGAAGGCCACGCCTATGACAGGTATGTCCAGACGGGAGAAAGTGAAGTACTTTTCCCGCTTATGGAAGATTTAAATATTAGAATTAAAGATTTTATCGAAGACTATTATTCGTGCAAAGTTGGTGTAGAGGAATTAGCGTCAGTCGTTTGCGCTTTAGAGGGGTGGGATTTGTCTCTGCACGCCGACAGTTACCAAGAAAAGTCTATGAATCTTTCGACATATGCGGGCTACCCATCTAGAGATATATCGACACTGGTTTATTTCAGTAACTATGGTGAGGATTTCACGGGCGGTTATCTTTTTCTTCCAAACCAAGATTTATTTTTTTACCCAAAGGCAGGGACGCTAGTCACTTTCCCTACCAGCGAGAAGTATTTGCATCAAGTTTCTAGAGTTAACTCGGGAGAGCGCCTGAACATCACAACGTTTTGGCATGTCCTAGAAAGATTTGACTCCACACGGTATGTTTGATATTATAGACGCATGGGATACGGAAAAACCAACATAGAGCCAAAGTTCGACTACGAGTACATTGGAGACCCTATCTTGGGTATCGTGGTGTACAAGAATTGTCTTGATGGCGTTACCTATGTTCCAGATAGGTTACACTCTGCTTTAGATAACAGTGAGCACGAATACTTCAAGTGGCACGACTCTCTCGTAGGCGAGGGCGTTAAGATGCCAGAGTATCGTGATTGTGTTGACTTTAAGATGGCTGAAGAGTACATGGCTAACACCCCTGCGGCGTTCTCAGAAATCAACGGCATCTACACAGATGTTTCGTCTAGAATTAACGACGGACTGCGACATTATCAGAGCATGTACAACATCAACATGCAGTACATGGAGGCGATCAACTTTGTGCGGTATGGTGTTAATGAGCACTTCGGTGTTCACACTGACCACGGATTTTCTTACATTTGCACTGTGTCTAACGTTATGTATCTGAACGATGACTACGAAGGTGGCGAACTCCACTTCCCTCTGCTTGACATTTCATACAAGCCAGAAGCAGGTGACTCTGTGTTCTTCCCATCCACATACCTTTTTGCTCACGCTTCTCTACCAGTTACTTCTGGTGTTAAGTATTCTGCCGTCACAATGTTTGACTATAATGATGATGCCCATAAGCATGGCGGGTTCTCTCGTGATTTTGGTCAGACTAACGAACAGCCTGCTAAGCCTACGTTCCCTGAAGGCGGCAAGGTTGAAGTTATCGCAGGTATGGGCGAAGAACAACTTCGCCAGATCGTCCACGAAGAGATTCACAAGTATGCTGTTGCTAGTTGGGAAGCACAGCAGAAGTCCGGAAACAACACGTACACCTACCAGATGACACGATGAGTAAGTTAACACTGGTACGTACACACCAAGCGTCTCCGCACGTTCAGCAGGCTAGTCTGCGGCGTGATTGGATGGACGACACTTATAACAAGCACGCCTACAGATGTTTGCCAGTAAGCATGGCTAACGTGAATGGGTGGGAAATTCTGTTGCCGTGCGATGTTGTTGTGAAGTGGGATGGCGGAATGAATGTCCCTACTTTGATTGAGGGTGGAGAACACGATCATAGAATGGTGGCTAACTGCAACAAGATTGGTATGGTTGACTTCCAGTTGGGCTGGGCGTTTAATACCGAAGAAGGTCACCACACGTGGGTGACAGGACCTCCTAACTATTTTGTTGAGGGCGCTACTCCTCTGTCAGCCATCATTCCTAGTGACTGGTGGCCTGACGAGGTGCAGATGGCTTGGAAGATCACGGAAGTTGGCAAAGAAGTTGTGTTCCCTAAGGGTATGCCGTTTGCTTTCTTTTTTGTTTTTGATTCTAACCTGATGCCTAACATGGAGTGTACTGTAGAGAATCTGTGGGATAAGCCAGATTTGATTGACAGTCGAATGAAGTACAACAAAGCAAAGATGCAGAAGATGCAAGACGAGCCGTGGACATGGATGAATGGTATCCGCACGGGCTTGGATGCAGACAATAACCGTATTGGTCCTCGCCATGACGGACTCGTTGATCTTCAAGACCCCGAAATACCGGAGGTTCCAAATTGGTATACTCAATGACAGTTCACACGCCCCTAGGCAGCGAGAAGTTTCTTTTACATCTTCCTGATGGTGATAACGGTAGTGCCCATATGTTTAAGGGTAAACTAGATTTTGAAGAGTCTGCTGTTTCTGAAAATAACATCATAATGCTTGGCACTACTAATACACCGTTTGAGTGTATTGTTAAGATTGTGTGTAGCAAGGTAGACAATGGGGTGTTGGGCGGAGTTGTCGATATTATTGATTCTTTTTCTGGAAAGTCAATGTTGACTTGCCCAATTTATGGGGAGGTTTCAGATGGCAGTGATCCTTGGAGTAAGCAATGAGCGTTTATGACATTCAAATGAATTCGTTGGACGGTGAGCCTGATTTCATGCAACAGTTCGATGGTAAGGTGACCTTAGTTGTCAACACTGTTTCCAAGTTGGGTTACACACCGCAGTGTAGCACTTTTTGGTCGTATGCTAGAACAGTGCGGCAGTTTTGGCAACTACAGCAGGTTCATGACGAGTTTAAGGACCGAGGGTTTAGTGTGGTGGGTTTCCCATGCAACCAGTTCGGGCAGATGGAACCGTCAGATAATCATGAGATTTCTGCGTGGATGAAGCAAGTCTACCCGTTTGTACGGTTCCCTTTATCCGAAAAGATTGATGTAAACGGTAGAGATGGTAGCCTAGTTTATTCTGCTTTGCTGGGTAACGTTGTCAGGGTTAAGGCCGCTTCGCCTGCAGATACCTCCGATGCGGCACAGGAGGGATGGAACAAGTCAGGTGGGGCTGTTGCGAGAATTCCCCATAGTTGGGAAAAGTTTATTGTAGGTAGGAACGGTCAGATGATTACCAGATTTAATTGGCAAAGCGATCCTCTTGATGATGTTCCGTTGACGACTGGTGAGAGTTGGACTATTAGGGAGTGCATTGACGAGGTACTGGACTACTGAGTATGGTAGAATAGTATCATAGCGAAAGGATAGTTATGCGACTTTCAAACAATATCCGCAAAGCGTCTTTGCAAGAAAAAATGAATGAGATTAAGCCTAGGCTAGACTTGATGATAACTGAGGCAGGCTATGATCCAAACGATTATGAGGATTTGCAAGATTTAATCGACATTATCACTCCAATGATGCGCCCTGTAGAGGTGGGCGCTGTTAATCGTTTCAATAAAATTTATAGGCTTTGGGCATCTTGCCCTAAGGAAAATCACACCGATCACTGGATGTACCCTTTGTGTTCTTCGACAGAGACACATCTACCTAGAACCATGGACGAGTTGTACGGGCGTGAGGATTACCGTACAATCGTATTAGACCACATCAATGACTTTTTGAGTATGATTCAGAAGCATTTGACGTTGTTCCACGATCCCGATGTGGGGTACATTATCTATACCCAAGTGGACGAGAAGGGTGATGGTTTGTTAAGGCGTACGTCGATGATACATCCGTACTTTGGTTCTGCTACGTTACATGAGTTCTTTAAATTGATGTTAGAGTGGCAGTGGGCGAAGATACATACTGGTAGTGTTGAGCCCGCCGCAGAGGCCGCTGATACGCTTCTAAGTCATTTTGGGCTTAATGTAGATAATGCTGAATCTGACCCTGTTGTGAGGGACTTGATGCAACTGCCAGATCAACAAATAGCACAATATTTCAAGACGGGTTCGTGTGTTCTTTCTGAAGAAGAACCAGATATGCCGCTGTCGTTTAGGTTGTGGGCGACAGAAAATAATCTGATGGAGGAGCCTCGTCCAAGACTTGCACAACTGTATCGTGCTTGTGTATCATATAATAGTATGAAACTAGAAATATATAGACTGTGAGGAAAGAATGGCTGTAACAATTTCAGAAGAACAGCGGCAGAAGGCCAAAGAGAAGGCAATCGACTTTCTCAATCAAAACATTGTGTCGTTAGCGATGATGCTAAATGTTGATACTGCTACGCTTACTTCTGCATATGAGATTCCAGTTTCTAATGCCGATCCAGACTATCCGGCTTATACGACGCTGGTAAAGATGGTGACGAATTTAGAGGCTCTTGAGGCATGAAGAACTACAATATAACTGATCGCACAATTCAAGACGAAGCCGTGGATGCGGGAGTTGACGTTAATGCTTTTGGTCAGCCCGATGACGGTCCTGATCCCGCTGACACATCGTCGGTCAAGGAGCAGCCCGTGCGTTTTGATTATTCTATTCCTGCTTGGAACTTTCCTTCAGGAGAGGGATACCTGTGTGAACTGATTACCAGTGAGACTAACGCCCGCAATACACCTATTCCTTTTCCCGAGGAAGACTGGGATGATTTAGCACAATGAGTAGAGTTGGTAACAGAAACACACCGACGTATGATGCCAGTAAAGACTTGGCATATATTGAGCGAGAAATAGTGTCAATTATGTATGTTCTAGGCATGGACACTTCAGATATTAATTCGTCCACGTTTGATAGCATCGTGGATGCGCTAAAGGGTAACTTTCCGTTTAAGCGGTTGGAAGGGACTTCAGTCGCCTCTAATGATGCTTTGAAGGAGATAAATATTCTTGTGATGATGAATAGCCGTAGGTTGTGGCATCGCTGGCAGTTAGCGAAGGGTAGAGTTAATGGATAAGATTCTTGGTAGCAAATTTTTAATTGCGAACGCACTGACTTACGAGTTTTCTCAAAACTCTTCCCGTGAATTAGACTACGACTTCTTCTCGTTCCATGACGATGTGGCTAAAACGTTGCGGGCGGAGTGGGCATCTTTAGGTCTTGATCGTCGGGCTATTGCGGTTGGCAGTGATTTTTATTTGCATACGTGGGATTTGGTTTCTGGTGCAGTGGCTGGATGGAAAGAAACGGTTTTCATTTGCACTGGCCTCTATTCACAGATGTCTGCTGATATCGCTAAGCCTACTGACGTGTTAATGTTGACTCCTGACAGAAACTTTGATTTTGCTGCTGATATGCAACGTAAGGGCTGCAACATGACGTTTGTTAATAATGAATGTCTTGATATTTTTGAGAGACACGTTTTGACACGCCCAGAGTTCCCGTGGGAGGGAGATTACAACGTTGTTGACATAGAAGAGTTAGAGAATCTAGATGGGGCGCAGTTTGATTTTGTGCATATCCACACGGTGGACACGCTCATCAATCCTCCTCTTTTGGATAAGGTTATTGATCTAACAAGGTCGGGTGGTGTTATTTATACGGCACCTTCTAATGAAAATATGCGTTTGTATTCAGACAAATATTATATTGAACCTTTGTTTGATTTTTACGAGCAGATTCATGAGCGAGACGATATTACGTCTTACCACATCCCGCACGCTCTCGGGTTCCACATTCTAGTAAAGAAGTAAACATGACTGATTTTAACACTCCTCCGGAGCGGAGTGGTGATCCGCACCCGGACACCCCTCTTATTGATGACGCCGCTATTAAGGAAATTGCTGATTTCGACGTTGAGGATTTAGGTGGAGGTGTCCTAGTTTTTCGTGGCGCTTTAACTGCCGATCCTACCGAAGTATTTAAATACATTGATGAGAAGTCTGTAGTTTCACACCAAAACAGGTGGGAATATATAGTTGGTGAAGATGGTGAAAAGTACGGTATTAATGAGGACGGCTTTAGGTATCGGCCAGAGGACATTCCTTCTACTCCTGTGCGACTACTTCATCCGGTTATTGAGGATACCCCCGAAGTTCCAAGAAAATTCTTTCATGATATGGAAGACGTTATCTACAAGGCTTTGCTCCGATACATTGACTACTTCCCTCTCATGGTGGGTTGTGTTTGGTGGAAGAACCGTGGCCATATTCTTCGCTACGAAGATGAAGGTATTTTGGGAGCGCACTGTGATAACGACACTAACTATAAGGTGACTGAAGGTGTGCGTTATATGCCTCGGGGTCAGATGGCGGCGAGACAGACATGTGGATGTTTAGTTTATCTTAATGACTCTGTTGACACAGACGACGAGTTAGATGGTACAAATTTCACTGGCGGACATTTAGAGTTTTTCCATTTGGGCATCGACTACAAGCCCCAGAAGGGCGACATCGTTTTCTTCCCCACGAACTATATGGCTTCACATCAGGTTAGCCGTATGAATTCGGGTGTACGATATAGTTACTTGTCTTTCTTTGGTCAGGGCTCTCCGCACATGGACGCAAACATTAATATTGTTGAGCCTGAGGATAGTTACCAGTGGTGCCCAGCGATGTGGATGAACAACATTTATGACGATTACGAGAAGTATTGTAAGTCTGAGTATTCCCGCATTAGTACAGGCGCTGAGCAGAATCAAGGCATTAACCCTGTCTATCAGGGTCGATGTGTTGCCCAGTATGGTTCAACTCATGAGGCAGAGGTTTTGGACGAAAATGCTAACTGTGGGACGGACCCTGTACCAATTGAGTCATGATTGACGTTGTTGAGTGTTCGTTTAGTGACATAATTCGGGACTCCAAGTATTTTGCTGAAAAGTTTCTAGAAGAAGGCGTCTACGGTTTTCGTGGATTGTTCGCTTCTGAGGAAGAGCAGATAGACATAATTTTAGCGATTGGCGATTATGTTGGGTGGACTCCCCGTTCAGACGATTTTGATCGTTCTGTTCTGCGGCGGTACAGCGAGGATCATTCGCATACCTTTTGCTACGGTGAGCACACTCCGAATGATTTTGCGGTTAACTGGCATTTAGAGCATGTTCA